CCAATAAAGCCGTTGGTAGACGTAACCGGGCCCGAAAACGTGGTTGATGCCATGATTTTTCCTTACATACAAGTTAGGTGCATCAGTCTGTATGTCGTCAGCCGGGGCTGTCTAATGCACCGGAAGGCCCGGAATAGCTGCAATATACCCTATTTTTTAACAAAAGAAAAGGGGCCGAAGCCCCTTTTCTTGGTTGAGAACCCCCAACCCTCTTTCGCTTAGGCTCCAGGCGAGCCGAACAGGCCGCGAGGATCGCTGAAGCCGAAGCTGTAGCGCTCACGTGCCTTGTAGCGGACGTTGCCGGTGTCAAAGTCACCTTCAAAGCCGGTCTTCATGGACACGCGCTCGAACATCTTCATGCCGTTAGGGGCGTCAGTCTTGAGGAAAAACGCGTCTGGATCGATCAAAAAGTTGTTGACCACGTAGCCCTGAGGCACCATGCCCATGTTGCGGATGGCGTTGACGTCGTTATCAGCAGTACCGACGCGCAGCGTGGACTTCATGATACGGTCAGCAGTGAACATCAGCTCTTTGGGGATGATCAGCTTCAAGCCCTGAACGGCAATCTTCAATCCGCGCTCATCGGTGAACGCGGCAATGTCGATCAGCGACTGTTCCAAGGAGGTCTCGGACAAGTCGGCCGGCGTGGCCAGGGTGTTGGACAGGTTAGGTCCAGACAGGGTGGGGTGGTTGGTTGCGCACAAAACAATGCCGTCGCCACCGATGGAGGTGGTGAAAGCGCCGTTGAGCACGGCCGCAGCCTTGATCTGCTTGGTCTGAGCCATTGAGCGGGCCAGGGCCTTGGTGTAGCGGGCAGACAGACGATCGTAGAGGTTGTCCTCAACGGCTTCTTCGGTCAGCGAGAACGCCAAAGCAATGGTCTCATGGGTATAACGAGCCGTGTAGACCTCTTGCGCCTGGTCGTAAGAAACGCCAGAGCCTTCGGACTTCACAGGAGCTTCGCCAAAGCCGGACTCCATCACTTCCTCTTCAAACGCGCGGTCTGAAGATTCGATGGAGTAGATTTGGGTGTGCTGGTTCTCGTAGTTTTTGTACTCCAGACCGAACAAAGCATTGAGCCCGGGCTCAAGCTCTTTTACCAGTTGTGCACGTGAAATTGCCATGATTTATCTCCTTTATTGACCAGCAACACCTGCACTACCGTACACGTGTTCGTTGATCTTAACTACCACCACGGCATTAGTGCCGAAATCGTTAGCCGGTACGTTGTACAGACCAACAACCTTGAGGTTTAGGGCAGCAGTTGTAGCAAGCGTGCCAGAGTTCAGTTCCATGGTAGAGACACCAGTGGTGGTGCTCCCGCCAGTACCGATAACATCTGCGTTATTGCCTACGTTAGCTGCAACAAACCCTGCATCAACTTGAATCAGGAACAGTTGGCTAGGATCGTCGATCACATTGGCCAGGATTTTGCCCGATGTGATGTTGACGGAACCCGGATAAAAGTTGCTGAAAGTCGGCTTTCCTGTGGTTGGATCGTTGTAGCTGCAACCGTTAAACACGCCTACCGCAGCAGTGTGTGTCGCCGGAAGAAACCGAGTGATAAATCCACTGGCAAGAGCAACCAAGTCACCTTGGAAAATTGTTCCGGCCTGGTTATCAGCGATCTCATACCCGTACTGCTTTTGTGCACCAGTCGCGGAAAGATTGCCGATAGGACGCAGACCGAAGGCTTTATCAATGTTAGCCATTTGTCATTCCTTTAAAAAGATGTATCCGTCAGCCTTTGTTAAGGCCGCCGAAGGAAACGCGGGAGCGACGAGAGGGTCGGTCAATGGTCATACTGTGATGCGCATTTGACTTCATCAACTCATTGTCGGCTGCCTGCAATTGGTCATTCGCTCTACTCTGGTAATACGCGCTGCGTTCTTCCAGCGTCTCTATTGGGATACGTGCAAGAAGTAAGCCTCCCACGCTGATAACACCAGCATGTCGGCCGTCTTCCATTGTTGGAACATGAAAGTCGGGGTACTCGTCCCCACGAACCAGCTCATACCCCTCGCGGAGTTTTCCAGAGATGTTCGTGCGGTCGTCCATACCACCTACTTCAGCTCGAATCCAACGGTGCTTATATCCCGGAGGCGCGGGTGGCGCATCCAGTCGTGAAGGGGGAGCCCAAGGTTTACGTCGCGCATCCTTCTCCCGGGATTCGATCCCACGAGAATTGCGATTGAGAATAGGTATCTTGACGTCTGACATGGTCTTACTCCTTTACGTACTTGGCATATTCCTCAAGAGGAACACCCAGCTTTTTGGCAATTGCAACTTGACTTGGGGTCAATTTGACGGTGCGGCGTGCGTTGTTAATACCCGAAGATCGGGATGCAGGTGCTACCGTCTGCACGGTACGGGTAGACCTGTTATTTTGCGCTTGCTGCCGGCCTCCCCCCAGTTTCTGGGGAAATGTCTGCCTCAAGCGGTTGTCTAGCTCATCATAGTACTCATTACCGTTGGGGTCAAGTCCCTCAACCTGAATTAATTGCCGGTGAATTCCCCATGCGGCATGGGTCATGGCAGTATCTCGGCCATACCAGGGATTGCGCTCAGCCCAGTCCTCGACTCGCGGGTCCAGTTCCTGTTGAATTTGTACCTGGGGCTGTTGGGCAGCTTGCTGGGCAGCTAACTGCTGCTGATAGGCCCACTGCTGAGACTGTTGTTCGCGTTGCTGGGACGCTGCAGCAATCTGGTTCTGCTCCATTGTGATCGAAGTCAGACGCTGTTGAGCCTCCGTTTCGGTGTCAATGTCCCCCTCTTCACGGGCCTTGCGGATGATCTGTTTAAGCGCCACGGCCTGGGTTTGGACCCGTCCATTGGCCTCGCCAAGACGTTCGCTGTCCACGGCCATGTATTGCTGCTCAAGCTGCTGCGATCGGGCCTGCACGTTCTTGGCGTATTCCAAGGCTGCCTGCTCACGGCGCTGGGTCTCGCGCAGGCGCGCGGTCAGTTTGTCAATGCGCTTCTTGACCCCCTCGCTGTACTGGTCAAGTTCTCCCCCGCTGTCCGTGGTCTCGACCCGCGGTGCTTGGGGCCTGTTCAACACCTCGGCCGCGCCATCCTCTCCAATAGAAACCGTGGCGGGACTCTCGTCTTCGCCTACCTTAAACTCTAGCTCATCATTCATACCATTGCTCCTTTACATGTGCAGAATGTCTTCGGGACTGTTCACCACTCCAAGTACCTCGTCGTCGTTGATGAGACGAATCTCACCTCCGTCGATCGGGATGCGTGCGCCAGCGTAGCGGCCAAAAATAATCCAATCACCCTGTTTGCACCAGGCACCCGTGGGGAATTTGGATTGATCAGCGTAGGCTAAGCCCCCTAGCTTCAAGACGTAGCCGCACACGGTGCCAAGCTGCGTCCGGCGCTGCGTTTCTTCAGCCAGGACAATTCCGCCCTTGCTTTTTTCAGCGCCACGATAGGGGAGAATGGCAATGCGCCACCCGGTAGGCTGGGGAATGGTGTTTATGACCGCCTGGTCCAGTTTTTCTGGGTCAAAACCCAGTTCTGTGTAAGCGTCCTCAAGGGCGGGCGGCGTGTTAGCTGCCTCCTCGGCCCATTTACGCTCCAAGGCGGTGGTACTGATTTCAGGTAGTTTTGCGGTTTCCATAGTCTTCCTTTATTTGAAAAGATCGTCGTCATCCGTGATTTTTTTGAGCAACTCTTTCACGGAGTCTTCAACCATCCTCAAACCCTCAAGGCGACCCATCATGTAGCGATAACGCTCCATGTCGGTAATGGTCCCGTTCAAGACAATCTGCCTAGACTGATCTTGAAGTTTCCTGATTTCCCTCAGAACTGCTTCTGCAAATTCAAGCATGGTGGTTTCCATGAAAAGCAGACGGCACAAGGCCCCGTCTGATAGCGCTCACTCACAACTTAGTATATCTTAACTGGACGGTTGCCGTCCTTTTTCTTCACAACCATAAACGGCCCTTGGACCCCTTTGGAGGGTTTTATCGCGCCGCCCTTGGACATTTTGGCACCAGCTGCCTTGCTGGGGCTGCTTGTGCTTTTGCTGTGATCCTTTTTATGCGGCATATTTGCCTCCTGGTTGATTAAGTTTGGCCTGCTGCATCTGCATCTTTTGCAGGTTGATTTGATTGGCCTGCTGTGACTTCTGCTGGTCCAAGGCCAGGCGCTGCTGATCAAGGCTAATGCGCGCCTTGTCGGCCTCTGCACGCTGGGCAATCTCTTTCTCCTTGATCTGCACCAAAGGATCAGGGCCCTCGCCGCCTGCAAAGGATTCCTGCAATTCGCGGGTTTGTTTGAAGCCCATGGCAATACTGATGGCGACCATGCCCTCTTTTTGGATTGCTGAGACCATGCGATCCGGGTCGGTCCCATATTGCTTGAACAAATCAACCTCAACATCCTCTTCCGCGCGCAGGCGAATGTGGTCAAGGACATGTTTCTGCAGTTCAATGGCAGACGCTGGATTGGTTTGCAATATGGGCGACATGCCCATCATCAAATGCGCTGCAATGTGCGCATCATGCTGTTGGCCGGCGAAGGCCTTGAGTTTCATGCCGTTCAGTACGTCACTGTTCTCGGACGCCGGGTCACGGGGCATGTTGGTGTTCTGCGGCAGCAGCACGCCGTCAATGTCGCGGAGGTTCAGGGCTGCATACATGCGGTAGTACGCCTCGTACATGTTGTGCATGTTTGGCGCGCTCTGTGCCAGCTGTAACTGCATTTGGGCAAGCTGGATGCGCTGGGCAGAACTGAAGATGTTGGGGTCCGCCACCGGTTGCACCGACACCATGGAGTTGAAATCCGCTTTTTTGATCTTGCGGCTGGCCCCTGGCACGTCATAGGGGTACTCGTCGGGCATGTACTGGCCAAAGCCCTCAAACAGCAGGCGGAATTCCAAGGTCTGTGCGTAGTGCAGGCGCTTGTGGATGCTGGACATGACCATGGAGCCGCGCTCGAGCAGCGCCAGGGTGGTCCCCACCTGTGCGTACTGGTTGCCGTCGCCCACTTGCATGTCGGCGGTGCTGGACAGGCGCTTGCCCGACTCCACCAAGAACCCCATCAGGGCAAACAGCACCTGACTGGGCTCTTTGTAGGGCAGTGGCAGCAGTGAGGCAGAAAGCTCCGCGCCGCCAGCGTCTATATCGCGCCATTCACCCGGCTGGATTGGATCAGAGTCGTCCGCGATCCGCGCTCCTTTAGCCTTGAAGCCTGCAGGGAGGTTGGAGAGCGTGCCCGCGTCAATTAACTGGCGCAGGGCGCTTGTGGCGGCCTTGCCCAGGCCCCCGATGAGGTGCACAAAGCCCAACCCGTAGGCACCCGGGCCTTCGATAAGCACGTAATGCACAAAATAATTGCGGCGCAGGCGTTTTTCGTCGTTTTCCTTCCAATTTCGACGGATTCCGACCACTTTGAGCGTGTCCTCGGCCAGTGTGACAACATAGGGCAGCTTGATGTTGGTAAATTCGCCGTCCTCGTCCTTGTCTTCAAAGCCTTGGAGGTCCAAATCGACCAATTGCTCGAGCAAAAACACCTCTCCCTCGTCATCCGTGGCCCGAATACCGGTAATTTTGTCAATTGCCTCTTGGATTTGGCTTGCATCGGCCGGCGAGGCGTAGGTGTCAAGGTACACATCCAAGTACTCGTCCGCCAACGCGCGCTTGCGGTACTCGTTGGAGTCCATTGCAATGCGGTGCGTGAGCCGCGGGCATTGAGACACGACGCTTGAGCCGTTGTACGGGATGTAGACGTCGTCTGCCAGGCAAAGTTTGGACACCATGCGGCCCAACTGGTAGTCGTAGTAGACCTTTTTGAAGGTGGACCCACCGTAGCCCGTGTAGAAAAGCTGCTGGTCAAACTCAGGCGTGTACTCCTCCATCACCGTGGTGAGCTGGTAGTTCATAAAGTCCTGCACACGGCCGGCCTGCTGGAACTTTTCTATCGTCTCCTTGCCCATGATCTGCGATCGGACCGGACCGCCAGCAGGCATCAACTCCTTAAAGGCCTGCGCCTGGAATTGAATGATGGCCTCGGTCAACATCGGGTGGGTCGCGCCTGACGCGCCACGGAAGGGCTTGGTGCGTTCTTCCATGCGAAAGCCCAACAGATCAAGGCCCTTGGCGTACATCTGTTCCCAGTCGGACCGCGAGCCTTTGTCCGCCTCAAACAAGGAGGAGACCTCGATGCCTATCTGGGCCAAGGTGTCCGGCTCAATGATCGCGGCCAGGTTGCTGTAAAAGTCCACCTCCTCGGCTTCCTTCTCCCCCATCTCCACGGTCGCGCCACCGTCGTCTTCAATAATGATTTCAATGTCCGTCTGGGGCTTTGGGATACCGCCACCCCCGATGACCACCTCCAGTGTGGGCATCCGGTTTAATGCTTTTTCGATTGCCATGTGTGTTCCTTATCTGGCCTGATTACGCAGGTCTATTTCGGCTTTGTAGGATTGCAGCAGCGGTGTCAAGAATTCGTCCTTTTCACTAATGGCAAAAGGTTTAAGGTATGTTGAAAGAAAACTCAAGATAGCTCCGTCGTATTTTGCAGCCGGAACATTACCTGTGGCACGGCCGTTACCTTTGATCTGCGTGACGATAGGCGTGTTTTCGTCTTGCATCGTTACTTCAATTGTGTTAACGGGTTTATTGCGATTGTCCCGTAAAGTGTATACGCGGTATTTCCCTGTTTTAAACCCTTCCATTTTTTCCTTTGTATACCCGGGTCCGCCTATTTCGTACCCGCCGACAGAGTGGCCCACATACGCGCCCTCCGGCACGGTGGCCTCACGTTTTTCAATTTGTTTCCAAGCAAATCCTTCAAGCCCCTCAAGACTAGAGTCCTTGTCAAACTGCAACAAGGGCTTGCTTACGCCGTCGGAGAAGACCTTGTCGGGCACAGGCTTGCCGGCCCTGATCCGCTCTGTCATATTATCAAATTGCGCAGTACGCTCTCTTAATTTTAGCCCCCCGCGGACCGCGTCTTCAAAACGGACATTTGCAAGTTCACGCGGGGACAGGCTGGCCAAATAGGCGTTGATAGACTGCGGCCTAAACAGGTCCGCCAAGGGCTTGCGCAGATGGCCTATGTCGTAAATTGGTTCGCCTTTTTCAATAGCTGTGCGCACATTTTCTGACAACAAATTCCTGCCAACCTCTGCCTCATCCATGCCCGAAACAGGCATGCCTTCGCCCAACATGTAATTTGCAAACTCTGTTTTCTTGGCGGGTGTCAGCTTGCTGTATGCAGATGCCGTTTCAAAAGCTTTATACAAGTCTTTTGCTGAACTGGTTCCGTCACTTATAATGCCACTGGGGTCTTTAATACCACGGGTTACTGCCCCAACTTGGCTGTTAATCAGGCGGGGATCAATCCCTTGGCTGATCATCTTGTCCGCCTCAAGATCACTGGAACTGCGCGCCATGTCTCGGCCTGCCGTACTAATGTAGTTGTATTGGGTATCAGCCGCAGCAGGGTCTGTAGTAATCAAATTGCCCTTGAGCCCCGTGGCTTCGTCATAGCGTTTTGTGAGGTCCTCCATGGCCCGTGGGTACTTGGGAAAGAACCTGTCTTTAACGGGAGCACCAGGCCCTACAAAGCCTTCGGGTGTCATCCCCTCTTTGTACCGCGTCTTGCCCACTGCAATCTGGTCAATCATGTACTCAGGGAACATCTCTTCCAGGGCTGTTCCTTTAATTGTTTTATTGGAAATTCCTCTTGCAATTGGATCGTCCGGCGTGCCAAACTGGCGCGTGAAGTAGTTACGCGCCTTCTTGTCCCAGAAGTCTTTTATCAGGTCTGCTTGGTCGGACCAGCGCCCATTAGAAATGCCGCTTTGCACTATCTGGTCTATTTCTCCAACATCTTTATTAAGCCCCACCGGGCCCGTTAGCATAGTGCTGCCGGTTGGGCGGACGGCGTAGGACGGGGGAGCGCTCAGGGCTTTTAGCATTTCCGCGCTTTTGCCGCCTCTTTTCAACACGTCAGTAACGGGCTTGTCCAAGGCCTTCTCGGCGGCCATGCCGGTGCGTTCTACCTGAGCCGCAACAGCAGCACGGGGGATGGACCGCAGCATCGCTGTTTCAGGAAGGATAGGGGGCAGCTTGCTCTGCTCCATCAGACTGCTTATTGCCTCAAGGTTTTCGCGCCCTTTTGTAGAGCGGGGGACGTAGGTGTTCCGCTCGATAAAGGCCTGCGCTTCCTTCTCCGCGATGGCAGGGGCTTTGCCTTCAAGGTACTTGCCGCTGGTCAAGCCCTTGTACAGGCCGTAAGGCATTCCGGCCATTGAGGACAACGCACCGCTGCCCAGGGTCAACGCGGTCTCGCCGGCACCAATGAGTTGGTCCGTGATGCTTGTCTCGCCTTCCTGCAACAACTCCCCCTCAGACTTTTTTGCCTCACCGCCTTCTTTAAAGCGCGGCTTGGTGAGCTTGCC